GCGCGGCAAAGCCCGACAGAAAACTAGCCGGGCGCCTAACACGGTATTGACGGCCAGGACTGACGCCCGCGTCGCGTTGCCAGGGCCCCAGCGGGGCGCGGAGGCGCGCGATCTGGTTGGAGGTGCTACCGGCCTAGCGCAGGCGGCCGGCGCGCGTCCTGGAGCCTCCTAGGCGCCCTGGCGCGCGGTGCGCCTGGCGGGGGCGCCGTGCGGGGCGCCGGGGTGGGGGCGGGTGCGGCGGGCGGCGGGCAGGTGCAGCGCTGCAGTTATTTCTTGGCGCCGCCTGCGGGGGCGGCGCCTCGGAAAACCCTGCGCCTTGCCAACGTGCAGGGCGTCGGACATCGTTGCACCGTGAGGTGTGCATGCCCAAAATGACGATCTCCGAATATGCGGCGCACCGTGGCGTTACGCGGCCGGCGGTCTACGACGCCTTGAACAAGGGCAAGATCGTGCGCGAGCCCGACGGGCGGATCGACTCGGAGGTGGCGGATCGGCAATGGCCGCCGCGCGAGGCGGTCCTGTTGCATCCGCGGGCGCACCGCACCGAGGCACAGACGGTGGGTTTGATTGACCAGGCGGCGCGGCTGCAGGAGGAGCATGCGATGCGTCGTGGGGCGCAGAGGGTGAACGGTGCGGCGGCGGGAGGGGCGCGCGTGCGCCGGGATGAAAGTGCGCGGAACGGGCACGGCGGCGGGGAGGCGGACCGGGGCCAGGCGCAGGCCGACGGCATGTCGTACCTGGCCGTGCGGATGCAGCACGAGCGGGTGCGTGCGACGATCGCGGCCCTGCGGCTGCGGCGGGAGCGTGGCGAGCTGGTCGAGGTGGCGAAGGCCAGTCAGATGTTCGCGAAGGCGGCGCGGCAAATTCGCGACGCCTTGCAGAACTGGCCGGTGCGCATCGCCGGGCCGCTGGCGGCGGAGCTGGGCGTCGATCCGCACCGCCTGCAGCAGGTCCTCTCGCGCGAGATCGGCGCGTTTCTGACCGAGATGGCGGAGCCGCGGCTGTACCTGGACTGATCGCGGGGACGGATGCCTCTCGACGAGGGCGCGCTGGCCTACCAGGACTTGGCGATCGCTTGGGGAGGCGCGCTCAAGCCCGAACCGGCGATGACGGTGTCGGAGTGGGCCGACCGGCATCGGGTGCTGGGCAATCGGCAGGCGGCCGAGCCCGGGCCCTGGCGGACGTCGCGGACGCCTTACCTGCGCGCGATCATGGACGCGCTCTCGCCGTCGCATCCGGCGCGGCGTGTGGTTTTCATGAAGGGGGCGCAGATCGGCGGCACGGAATGCGGGGTCAACTGGCTCGGGTTCATCATCCACCATGCCCCGGGCGCGATCCTGGCGGTGCAGCCGCACCTGGACCTGGCGAAGCGGTTCTCGCGGCAGCGCATCGACGCCCTGATCCAGGAGACGCCGGCGGTGCGCGATCTGGTGGCGCCTGCGAAAGCGCGCGATCGTGCGAACAGCACGCTCATGAAGGAATTCCCGCTGGGCGTGCTGGTGATGACGGGGGCCAATGCGCCGGCCGGTCTGCGGCAGATGCCGGTGCGGTACCTGTTCCTGGACGAGGTGGACGCCTATCCGGTCTCGGCGGGCAAGGAGGGCGACCCGATCGCGCTGGCGGAGGCCCGGACGCAGAATTCGTCCTGGCGCGCGAAAATCTTCCTGGTCTCGACGCCGACGCTGGAGGGGGCGTCGCGGATCGCGGACGAGTACGCGCGGTCGAACCGGCAGCGCTACTTCGTGCCGTGCCCGCATTGCGGTCACCGGCAATGGTTGCGCTGGGAGCGGCTGTCCTGGCGGGAAGGCGAGCCCGAGTCGGTGGTCTACCTCTGCGAGGCGTGCGGCGTCGGCATCGAGGAGCGGTACAAGACCGAGATGCTGACGGCGGGCTCGTGGGAGGCGACGGCGACGTCGGAGGACCCGCACACGGTCGGGTTCCATCTGTCGTCGCTCTATTCGCCGCTGGGGTGGTTGTCCTGGGCGTCGATCGTGCGGCAGCGCGAGCGGATCGTCACGGACGAGCAGCACCAGGCGTTCAAGAACAGCGTGCTGGGCGAGACGTGGCGGCCGCGGGGCGAGGCGCCGCCGTGGGAGGCGCTCCTTGAGCGGCGCGAGGAATGGTCGCCGCGGGCGTTGCCGGCGGGCGTGCTGCTGCTGACCGCCGGGGTGGACGTGCAGGGCGACCGGCTGGAGGCCCGGGTGTGGGGCTGGGGCCGAGGCGGGCAGCGCTGGCTCGTGGCGGTGGCGGTGATGCCGGGTGACCCGGCGCGTGCCGAGACCTGGCGTGGCGTGGACCAGATGCTGAGCAGCGCGTGGCCGAGCGAGCTGGGTGGGCAACTGCAGATTTCGCGGATCGCGGTGGACACCGGCTACGCCACCGAGGACGTCTACACCTGGGCGCGGCGCTACGCGGCGTCGCTGGTGATGCTGGTCAAGGGCGACTCGCGGCGGCTCGGGGCGATCGGGGCGCGGCGTGCGGCGGAGGTGACCTCGCAGGGCAAGTCCCGGCGCTACGGGGTGCACGTCTGGCCGGTGAACCCGGGCCCGCTGAAATCCCGCCTCTACGGGGCGCTGCGGCAGCCCGCGCCCGGTGCGGGCGAGCCCTGGCCGCCGGGCTGGGTGCATCTTCCGAGCTGGTGCAGCGAGGACGAAATCCGGCAGCTCACCGCCGAGCAGTTGGTGCGGATCATCACGCGGTCGGGTGTCCCGAAGTTCGAATGGCAGTTGCCGTCGGGGCGGCGCAACGAGGCGCTGGACTGCGCGATCTACGCGCACGCGGCGGCGATCTCGCTCGGGATCGACCGCTGGGCGGAGCAGCGCTGGGCGCAGTTGGAGCGGCAACTGACCGTCGCGCAGCGCTCGCTCTACGAGCTGCTGGACCGGCCTGACGCGCCCGCCGCGCCGGCCGAGCCGGCCGCCCCCGAGGCGCCCGAGGCGCCCGACGGGCCGCCGGGGCCGGTGCCGGTGCCGCCGATCGTGACGGGGCGCCTGCCGGCGCCAGGGCGGCCCGGTGCGGTGGGCCCGCCGGCGTCGCGGCGCCGGGTGGTCACGTCGAGCTACGTGCTCTGAGGCGGCGGATGGAGAGGGGCTGATGGAGACTGAGCGGCTGCAGGTGCAGCGCTGGCCGATCGGGCGGCTGCTGCCCTACGCGGCGAACGCGCGGACGCATTCGCCCGCGCAGGTGGCGCAGATCGCAACGAGCATCGCGCGGTTCGGGTTCAACGTGCCGTGCACGGTAAACGGGCAGGGCGTGCTGATCGCCGGGCACGGGCGGCTCCTTGCGGCGCAGAGCCTGGGCATGCAGGAGGTGCCCGTGATCGTGCTGGACGACCTGTCGGAGACGCAGGTCCGGGCCTACCGGCTGGCGGATAACCAGATCGCCCTGAACGCGTCCTGGGACCAGGACCTGCTGGCGGCCGAGGTGGCGGCGTTGCGGGACCTGAACTTCGACCTGCCGGTGCTGGGCTTCGCGGACCGCGAGCTGGACGAGATGCTGCGGGCGGTGGACCAGCCGGCGGCGGCGGCGGGGCGGGACGAGGACGCGCTGCCGGAGGTCCCCACGACGGCGGTCACGCGCCGCGGCGACCTATGGCAACTGGGGCGCCATCGGCTGCTGTGCGGCGATGCGACGGCGGCGGCGGACGTGCAGCGGCTGCTGGATGGCGCCGTGCCGGTGCTGATGGTCACCGACCCGCCCTACGGGGTGAATTACGACCCGATGTGGCGGGCCCGGGCGCGGCCGCAGCAGCCGCGCGGGACGGTGCCGAACGACGACCGGGCCGATTGGAGCGATGCGTGGCGGCTGTTCCCCGGGGGCGTCGCCTACGTGTGGCACGCGTCGTTGCAGATGCCGGCGGTGTGGGCCTCGCTGGTGGCGGCGGGCTTCGAAATCCGCAACGCGATCATCTGGGTGAAATCGCGCATGGCGCTCAGCCGCGGCGACTACCATTGGCAGCACGAGCCGTGCTTCTACGCCGTGCGGCGCGGGGCCCGCTCGAATTGGCAGGGCGATCGGACGCAGACGACCTGCTGGATGATTGCGCCGCACAGCGATTATGGGGATTTGTTCCACGGCACCCAGAAGGTGGTGGAGTGCATGCGCCGACCAATCGTGAACAACACGGCGCGGGGCGAGGCGGTCTACGATCCGTTCGTCGGCTCGGGCACGACGCTGATCGCGGCGGAGGACACCGGGCGGGTCTGCTACGCAATGGACATCGACGAGCGCTATTGCGACCTGGCCATCGTGCGGTGGCAGCAATGGACCGGCGAGGCGGCCCGCCTGGTGGACGGCGGGCAGACGCTGGCGGAGCTGCAGCTCGCCCGGGAAGTGCGGGTGCCGGCGCCGCCTCCCGCGGCCAGGATCAGCAGGCGGTCAGGAACCCCTGCGCGACGAGCGAAGCGATGAACGCGGCCGGCGAGGAGGTGTCCAGGGTCTCGCCGTTCCAGCGCTTGTGACGGACCGCCATCTCCACCATGAACCCCTGACGGGTCGGTTGTGGGGCCATGCTCAGGCGGCGGAGCTGGTCGATGAGTTCCTCCGGGGTGCGGCCGCGGTAGATGCGCCCGTCGTCGGCGGCGCGGTAGCGCTGTGGGTGCGTGGTGCGGTGCGTCGTCCGGGTACTGCGTCGCGGCTCTGGCGGGTCGATGCCCTCGGTCATCCCTTGGTTCCTCGCGTGTTGCGGCGGACGGTCTCCGCGGCGTTCAGGAGCCGCATCCAATCCGCCTGGGTCTCGGGAATGTGCGAAATCCGCGCGCTCCAGGCAAGGATGGCGGTGCGCTGCGCCGTGTGCACCGGCGACGGGTCGGCGAACCCGAAGTCGCGGTAACCGTCGAGGATGCCGCGGACGTAGGTGGGCGAGCCCGGGTGGTGCGGGCGGAGCGTCGCGCGGTTCATCTGGTAGGCCATCGCGCGGACCCGGCGCCCGCGCTGGTCATGGGCGGTGACCGTGATGCGCTGGTAGTGGCGCGGGACCCCCTCATAGACGTCGAGGGCCTGGAGGCAGCGGGGCGTGATGCGCCACAGCGCCGCCGGCACCCGCCCCTTGGGGTCCGCCTCGATGTCGGCGGCGCCGCGGAACACGAGGCGCCAGCCGCGCAGCATGACGGGCGCCAGCGGCTCGGCGTCCGGGCAGCGGTGGGCCATCTGTTCGAGGTTCATGTTCGATCCGTAGGCGAGATAAAGCATCGTCGTTACTCCACGGTGCTGCGGGGTGAGGCGCTGAAATGGGCGATCCGCTGCTGGAGGAAGGCTACGGTCTCCGGGCGGATGCCGGCGAAGACGTGGTCGCCCTGGTGACTGGTCGCGTGGGTGATCCGGTAGCGGGTGCAGCGGTCGGCGCGCCGGGTGGCGACCACCATCCCGCGGCGGCGGACCTGGGTGGTGATGGCGGCCCGCACGCTCTGGGCGCGCCATCCGGTGGCGTGGACCAGTTCGTCCATGGAGGCGCCGTCCTGGCGGCGCAGGAGCGCCACGAGATGGGCGATTTTGGTCCCGGCCGGAAACTGGATGGCGACCTCGGCGGCGGAGGCGAGCCGCTTGCTCTCGGCCACGAAGTCGAGGACGAAGGAGGCCCAATGGCAGATCTTGTCGGCGTCTACGGTCCCCCCATGGTGCCGAAACTCGATCGTGCGGTGGCGGATGAAAGACTGGAGGTTGATCTTGAAGTAGCGGTTCGGGAAGGCATGGATAGCCATCCGGCGCTCATGGTGGACGAGCATGTTGTGCACCGACGGCGTGCTCAGGGCGGCGCTGATCGAATGGCAATAGCGGTTGCTGTCGCCGCGCCGCGAGCGTGGCATCCAACTGTCGATCGTGGACTCGAACCGGGCGTAGCGGCGGACGATCGTGGCGATGTCCGCGGCGCTGAGGTCCTCCGCGTCGACGTGGACGTGGAGGCCGGTGCGCCGGTCGACCGTGGCGCCGAGCCGGTCGAGGACGCTGCAGACGCGGCGGATGGCCGCGAAGCCGTCGTCGCCGCAGAGGATCGGCGAGACCGCCTCGAAGCCGGACGGGATGCTCCCGTCGTAGGCGATCCGCCACGAATTCCTGGCGCGGTCGGGATCGTAGCCCCGAAGGAACGCAGGGATGCCGGCGTTCGCCAGGGCGGTCACGACCTGTTCGCGGCTGGCCCCGTAGGCCTCAATCTCAACGCCGAACCGTCGCATGGCAGGCTCCTTTTGGCGCCGGCAGTTCATCGTGAAGCCGGGTGCAGCGGAAGCGCGCCTGCTGCATACCTGCCTTGCGCGTGGCGCATGGGCGGCCACGTTGGCGGCGCGGCGGGCGCGTGGTACGGTCTGGCGCCGCTTGCCCGACCGGTGTGAGCCGGCCCCCACGATGGAGGGAACGGTGCCCAGCACCATCGAGGAGCAGATTGCCGCGCTGGAGAAGGCGCTGGCGTCGCCCGAAAGCGAGGTGGAGTCGGGCGCGCACCGGGTGCGCTACCGCTCCGTCGAGGAGCTGCTCAACGCGATCGCGGCGCTGAGGCAGGCCGAGCAGGCGAGCACGCAGGGCGCGCCGCGGCGCGTGGTCAAGGTGATCGCCAGCAAGGACCTGTGAGGCCGGAGAGGCGCCCATGACGAAGCCGCGCATCCGGGTCCCGGCGGGGTACGATTACCGGACGGCCAGCCCGACGCAGGCGCTCAGCATCCGCGCCAACTTCGAGGCGACGCAGGGCCGGCGGCGGCTGGCGACCTGGAAGGCCACGTCGAGTCACGTCAACCGCATCCTGACCGGCAGCGGGCAGACGCTGCGGGACCGCGCGCGGGACCTGATCCGGAACAATGCCTACGCGGCCAGCGCCGCCGAGAGCTTCGCCGCGAACGTGGTCGGCGCGGGCATCGTCCCGCGCAGCCGGACCGGCGACGCGACGCTGCGCCTGGCGCTGCAGCAGGCGTTCGAGGCGTGGGTGGACGAGGCGGACCATGCCGGGCGGACCAGCTTCTACGGGCTGCAGGCGCTGGTGGCGCGGGCGCTGTTCGAGGCCGGCGAGGCGTTCGTCCGGCCGCTGGTGATCGATGACCAGGCGCCCGGGGTGGTGCCGTTGCAGCTCCAAGTGTTCGAGGCCGAGCAGGTGCCGGTGGAGGACACCCGCGCCCTGCCCGACGGGCGGGTGGTGCGCTGCGGCGTCGAGATGGACGCGCGCGGGCGCCGCCTGGCCTACTGGGTGTATCCGCAGCACCCGGGCGACACGCCGAGCCTCTTGGGGGCAAACGAGACGGTCCGCCTGCCGGCCGCGGAGCTGCTGCACGTCTACCAGCAGGGCCGGCCCGGGCAGGTGCGCGGGACGCCGTGGATCACGCGGGCGATGGTCCGGATGCACCTGCTGGACCAGTACGACGACGCCGAGCTGGATCGGAAGAAGGTGGCGGCGCTGATCGCCGGCTTCATCCATGCGCCGCTCACCGGCGACGAGGCCCCGCAGGGCACGGAGCCTGATCCGGCGGACGAGAACGCGCTGCTGGCCAACTGGCAGCCCGGCACGCTGATGAAGCTGCTGCCCGGCGAGCAGGTGACGTTCTCGGAGCCCGCCGATCTGGGTGGCGCCTATGAGCAGTTCCAGTTCCGCTCGCTGAGCGCGATCTGCGCCGGCATGGGGCTGCCCTACTGGACCGTCACGGGCGACCTTCGGCAAGCCAACTACAGCTCGCTGCGCGCCGGGCTGGTCGAATTCCGGCAGCGGGTGGAGCAGTTGCAGTACACCGTCCTGGTGCCGCAGCTCTGCCGGCCGGTCTGGCACGCTTGGTTGCGCACGGCGGCGATGGCGGGGACCATCCCTGGGCTCACGCCGCGGGTGTTGGCGCGGGACTGGGCCGACGTGAGCCGGGTCGAGTGGTTGGCGCCGAAGCAGGCGTGGGTGGACCCGGAGAAGGACGCGAAGGCGGAGGTCCTGGAGATCCAGGCCGGCCTCAAAAGCCGGTCGCAGGCGGTGGCGGAGCGCGGCTACGACGTCGAGGACGTCGACCGGCAGCAGGCCGAGGATCGCCAGCGCGAGCGTGCGCTGGGACTGGCGTACGGGATGGCGGGCGCGGTACCGCCGCAGCGGTCGGAGCCCGACCAGGACGAGGCGGGCCAGGGCGAGGCCGAGCCGGCACGGGAGAAGGCAGCATGACGACGCTCCCTCGCATCCTTGCGCGGGTGTTCGACGCGCCGCTGGCGGTCGAGCCGGGCCGGGCCGAGACGCTGGCTCGGGTGCTGGCGCCGCGGCTGGTCGGGCAGGGCGTGTTGCCGGTGCCCGAGATCGCGGCCGACCGCGCCGACATGGCGGTGATGGACGGGGTGGCCAGGATCGCCGTGCACGGGACGCTGGTGGCGCGCGGCGGGTTCGTCGACGCGGCGTCCGGGCTGCGCTCCTACGAGCAGATCGCGGCCGACCTGGAGGCGGCGCTGGCGGACCCCTCGGTCCGGGCGATCGTGCTGGACGTGGACTCGCCCGGCGGCGAGATGACCGGACTCGTGCCGCTGGTCCGGAAGCTGCGGGCGGCGCGGGCGGTGAAGCCCGTGTCGGCGGTGGCGCAGGACCAGGCGCTCTCGGCGGCCTACGCGATCGCGTCGGCGGCGGGCTCGCTCTACGCGAGCGAGACGGCGATCCTGGGCTCGATCGGGGTGATCGTGATGCACCTCGACCAGTCGGCGATGGACGAGCAACTCGGGCTGCGCTGGACGCCGATCATCGGCGGCGCGCACAAGGCGGACTTCTCCTCGCACACCCCGCTGTCCGACGGGGCCCGGGCGCGGCTGCAGGCGGTGGTGGACGAGGCGTATGCGGTCCTGGTGCACGAGGTGGCGGCCAACCTGGGCACGTCCGAGGCGGCGATCCGGGCGACGGAGGCGCGGATCATGACGGCGCGCGAGGCGGTCGCCTCGGGGTTCGCGGTGGGTATTTCGGGCGAGGGCGGCACAGGGTATCATAGGAGCAACACCACGAGGGCAAGCGCGATGGACGAGAGCGAGGATCAGGGTCGGCAGGTGATCGACCTGGACGCGGTGCGGGCCGAGGCGAAGGCCGCGGCCATGGAGGAGGTCCGCAAGCGGGTGCAGGAGATCACGGACCTGTGCCGTCTGGCGGGCGCCGAACATCGCGCCGCCGAGTTCATCGCGGCCAACGTGACGGTGGCGGAGGTGCGGGCGGCGCTGCTGGCGGAGCGGGCGAGCACGCCGGTCCTCTCGCCGATGCGCGCGGAGCCGCAGATGGTCGGCGGGCGCAGTCACGCCCAGAGGTGGGCGGAGGCCTACGCGCCTCTGCGGCATCGAGGTGGCCGTCCGATCGGCCAGGTCATGTGAGGAGGACGGCCCCATGGGGACCATGATCCAGACGCCGGGCGCCGGCGCGGCGCTGCTCTCGGAGGCGGCGGGCTTCTACTCGCGCGAGGAGGTCGTGGTCGCCGCGGGGCAGAACCTGGCGGCGAACGCGGTCATCGGGCAGGTGACCGCGACCGCGACGACGGTGGTCGCCGCCGCCGGCAACACCGGAAACGGCACGGTCGGCACGATCACGCTGCAGGCCGGGGTCCGCGAGGGCACCTACAAGGTGGTGTTCATCGAGGCGGCGGCCAATGCGGGCAAGTACGAGCTGCGCCGGCCCGATGGCACCCTGGTGGGCGTGGGGACCGTGGGCGGGGCGTTCGCCGCCGGCGAGCTGGCGTTCACCATCGCCGACGGCTCGACCGACTTCGCGGCGGGCGACTCCTTCGACATCATCGTCCACGCCAGCTCGGTGGTGGCGGTGGCCGGCAACACCGGCAACGGCACGGTCACGCTGCTGGGAACCAGCCCGGGCGCCACCCCCGGGGTCTACAAGCTCCGCTGCACCGCGGCCGCAACCAACGGCGGCACGTTCTCGGTCGAGGACCCGAAGGGCGTGGCGCTGGGCAGCGCCACGGTGGGCACCACCTGGAACGGCGAGATCGCCTTCCGGATCAACGACGGCTCGGCCGACTTCGCGGTGGGCGACGGGTTCGATGTCACGGTGACGCGGGGCCAGGTGGCGGCCTGGAACCCGCTGGGCACCAACGGCACGGCGCAGGCCTACGGGGTGCTGTGGGACGCCGTGGATGCGACCGCGGCCGCCGCCGCCGGCGCGGCGGTGGTCCGCGACGCCGAGATCCGGATCGCGGCGCTGTCCTGGCTGGCCGGCATGTCCGAGGCCAACAAGGCGGTGGGCGTGGCGCAACTGGCCAAGCGTGGCCTGCTCGGTCGCTGAGGAGAGCCCCTATGGCAACGATGGACGTCTTCGGGACCGATGCGTTCTCGCTGGTCGAGCTGACCAATGCGATCACGCACCAGGAGTACCTGCCGGGCTTCCTGGGCTCGCTGAACCTGTTCGCGGTGCAGCCCGTCCGGACCACCACGGTCGCGATCGAGAGCGTGGCGAACACGCTGCGGCTGGTGCAGACCACGCCGCGCGGCGCGCCGCCGGACGTGCGGACCAATGAGATGCGGGAGATCCGGGACGTCCGCACCGTCCGGATCGCGCAGTCCGACACGCTGCAGGCCTCGGAGATCCAGGGGCTTCGGGCGTTCGGCTCGGAGGACCAGCTCGCGATGGTCCAGGCCGAGTGGGCGCGCCGCACGTCCGCCCTTCGCGACAACATCGCGCTCACCTGGGAGAACATGCGGCTCGGCGCGATCCAGGGCGTGGTGACCGACGCGGACGGCAGCGAGCTGGTCGACTGGTACGACCTGTTCGGCGTCGCCAAGCCGGCGGAAATCGACTTCGATCTGGACAACGCCAATCCGGCGGCGGGCGCGCTGCGGAAGGCGTGCACGGGCGTGATCCGGGCGATGCAGCGAGCCGCGGGCGGAGCCTGGACGCCGAACACGATGGCGTACGGGCTGTGCGGCGACGACTTCTGGGATGCGCTGATCGCTCACGAGGAGGTCAGGCAGACGTATCTCAATTACGCGGCCGCCGCCGAGCTGCGCAATCCGACCGCGTGGGAAATGTTCCGCTTCGGCGGTATCATGTTCGTCAACTATCGGGGCACGGACGACAACAGCACGGTCGCGGTCCCGTCCGCGAAGTGCAAGTTCTTCCCGGTGGGCGCCAGCGACATGTTCGCGGTGGCGTTCTCGCCGGGCGAGAGCTTCGAGGTGGTCAACACGCTCGGCCGCCCGCTCTACAACATCGCGGTGACGGACCGCGATCGGAACGCCTGGGTGCGCAGCGAGCTGTATTCCTACCCGCTGTTCATCTGCCTGCGGCCGAAGGTGCTGCAGTCGGCGCGGATGACCTGATCGGCGGACGAGCGGCGGTGGCGGATGCGTTCGAGCGGATGCGCGCCGCCGTGCTCGGCTCCGAGCTGGCCGTGGACGCGACCTGGCTGCCAGGCGGACAGGAGCCCGGCGCGGCGGTGCGCGCGCTGCTCACGCGGCCGGACGAGCGGGTGTCGCTCGGCCTGACGCCCGTGATCGTGGGCACGGCGCTGATCGAGGTCTCGACCGCCGACGTGCCGAGCCCCGTGGCGGGCGACGAGCTGCTGATCGAGGGCGTGCGCTGGGTGGTCCAGGGGGCGCCGATCCGAGACGAGCGCCAGCTGTTCTGGCGGCTGGACGCCGCCCCGCGGTGAGCCTCCGCCTGCGGGTGGCGGCGAACACCACGCTGCCGGCCCTGATGGACAAGGACGTCAACCTGATGGAGCGGGCGGTGACCCGCGCGGCTTCGGGCGCCGGGCGCCGGCTGCTGGAGCTGCTGCGGGCGACCACCCGGGCGGCGCTCAAGAAGGGCCGCGGCGTGGCGAACGCGTGGCGGCTGCGGGTCTACCCGGACCCGAAGAGGCAGGCCTCCCTGAGCCCGGCCGCCCTGCTGCGCACCAAGACGCCCGAGATCATCACCGCCTTCGACCGCGGCGAGGTGATCCGGGCGCTGGGCGCGCGCTATATGGTGATCCCCACCGGGTTCAACCTGATCGGCGGCCGCCGCCGGAAGGCGGACCGCTACGGGGCGGCGCAGCGCTACGCCCACCTGCGGGTGACGCCGCAGCAGATGATGGCGACGCAGATGTCGTTCACCCGGCCGGTCCCGGGCAAGCCGGGCCGGCTGCTGTGGTGCCTGCCGGTGTTCGAGCGCACGTCGCTCACCGCCAAGGGCCGCACGCGGCGCCAGGCGATGGCGGTCGGGCTCCTGGCGGTCGGGACGCGGGTTGCGGAACGCAAGCGGCTGCTGGCTCGGGGCTGGGTCCCGATGTTCATCCTGGCGGAGACCGTGAAGCAGCCGAAATACTGGGACCTGGAGGCGCACGCCAACGCCGGGCTGGCGTTCCTGGCGCTGGCGCTGGAGCGAAACGTGCGCCTGGAACAGACGCAGGGGGTCCTGCCGAATGACGACGCGTGAGGCGGCGCTCGTGGAGCTGCTGGCGAGGCTGCGGGCGGAGTTCGAGCCGGACCTCCCGGTCGACCGCAACGTCACGATCGACGAGACCGTGCCGGCGCCGGGCTTGATCGTGCTGCGCGACGGGGACCCGGGCGAGCCCCTGATGGCGATCGGGGCGGCGACGCCTTGGTACCATTGGGAGCACGTAGCCGAGGCCGAGGTCATGGTGGCGGACCAGAACGACGCGGCGCGGTCCAGCCGGCTCGACCAGGTGATGGAGAGGATCGACGCGGTGGTGCGGGCGGACCCGACGCTGGGCGGGCTGATCGCGGCGGCGCGGGTGATGGCGCCCGAAATCCTGCACGAGCGGGTGCCGGGGGCGGTGCCGCACGCATACGCGCGGCTGCCGATCGTGCTACAGTTTGCCACGAGCAGCGGCGTCGGCTGAGGCCGCGTAGGGCGGACAGGCGGCGAGGAGGACGGTCATGGCGGCACCGGCAAGCGGCGCGAACGCGAAGGTGGCGATGAAGCGCGAGACCACCTACGGGGTGGCGGCGAGCGGCAACTACGTGCTGGTGCCGGCCTATTCGATCGAGCTGGCGCCGCGCCAGGAGTTCGAGCGGCAGCCGCTGATCGGGCTGGGGCGGCAGCCGGTCCGTCCGACGCGCGGCATCATCGAGGTGACCGGCACGGTGGAGCTGCCGATCGACCTGCGGGCGATCGGGCATTGGCTCACCATGCTGCTGGGGCTCCCGGCGACCAGCGGCAGCGGGCCCTACACGCACGTCTGGTCGAGCACGGCGACGGCGCTGCCCAGCTTCACCATGGAGGTGCAGCACGTCGATCTGGCGTCGCCGCGCTACCTGCGGACCGTGGGCGTGATGGCGAACCGGGCGGCGTTCCGGTTCGAGCCCGGCGGGTTCCCGCGGCTGCGGCTGGACCTGATCGGCGCCGCGCAGAGCAACGAGACCACCTCGGCCGCGGGGACGCCCACCGAATTGGCATACACGCCGTTCAGCAACCTACAGTCCCTGATCAAGAAGGACGGGAGCAACTGGGCGAAGGTCTTGAACAGCAACATCAACTACAACAACAACCTCGACCTCATGCGGTACGTCGGCGGCGGCGGCGTCGTCGAGGACATCGTGCCGGGCGCAATCGAGATCGACGGGGACATCACGCTGGCGCTCGCGGACGACAGCAGCCTGGACCTCGCCGAGGCGGCCACCGTGTTCGACCTGCAGATCGGCTGGACGGGCGGCGCGTCGCAGTCCTTCACGATCGAGCTGGACCAGGCGGAGCTGGGGCGCGCGGGCCCGCCGGTGAACGGCGGCGGGCGCGTCGAAGTGACGCACGAGATGGTGGGCTCCAAGGACAGCAGCGAGGGGCGCGCTCTGGCGATCACGGTGGTGAACGACGTCACGAGCTACGCGGTCTGAGCGGGGCGGGCCGGCCGGCCGGGGGGCGCATGGCAAAACTGATGCGAGGGCGGCCGACGGAGCCCGCCTGGTTGCCGTTGACCACCACCTGCCGGCTGCAGGTTCGGCTGTTCGATCCGGTGGCCGAGCACGCGGCGTGGATGGCGCACCTGGACGCGCGGCGGCAGAACCCGGCCGACGTCGTGGCGGCGAGCTGGGCGGAGAAGATGGCCCTGGCGCAGCGCGTGATCGTCGGCTGGGAGGGCATCCTGGACGAGGCGGGCCAGCCGGCGCCGTGCACGCCGGAGAACGTGCGGCGGCTGCTGGAGGACGGGATCGACGAGGTGGCGATCTCGGTGCTCGACCTGTTCTACGTCATGTATCTGGCGGAGCGGGACCGCTGGAGGGCGGAGGGAAACGGCTCCGCGGCCTCGCCCGCTGGCAATGGCGGCGAGGCGGCGGTCTAGCCTTCTGCGGGCGGTGCCGGGACATCGCGGCGCCGTGCGCGACGAGCGAGCCCTGGCGGTGCGAGTACGCCCGGCATGCGCCGGAGACGGAGGCCGGCGCCGCGGTGTGGGCGGTGGTCGCGGCGATGCCCGGGGCGCTGCGGCTGGCCCCGATGGGCGGCGTGCTGGGCTTCGACGTGTCGACGCTGGTGCTGGTGGCCGAGGCGCAGGGCGTGGACCGCGCCAGCCTGCTCTTCTTCCTGCCCTGGATCGAGTCTGGCATGCTCGAAGCGGTGGCGGAGGAGCCCGCGCGCGAAGGCGCCTAGGAGGCGCGTAGGCGCGCGGGACGGGCACCCCGCCCCCCTGGGGTAGCGGGGGCGGTCGGATCGTGGCCCTACGGGGCGCCCAGGGGCCCTTACGGGGCCGCCAGCGACGGGGTGCGGGACGATGGCGACGACCGGCTCGCAGTTGACCAGGACCATCCGGCTGCAGGTCGACGGCGGCAACGTCGTCGTCCAGGAGATCCGCAACGTCGCGACGCAGGGCGAACGCCAGCTCCAGCAGATGGCGACGTCCGCCGAAGACAGCATGCGCCGGTTCGGGCGCGCCACCCGCAACGCGGTAGGCGGCATCGCCCTGCAGCTTCAGGACGTGGCGGTTCAGCTCCAGAGCGGCCAGAACCCGCTGATCATCCTCACCCAGCAGGGCTCGCAGATCGCCTCGGTGTTCGGGCCGGGCGGGATCGTGGCGGGCGCGTTCCTCGCCATGGGCGGGCTGCTGGCGAACCTGGCCTTCGGGTTCGAGGACGTGAACAGGGAAGGCAAGACCACCCTGGAGCTGTTCGAGGACCTGCTCAAGACCGTGCCGCGCACGGCTGAGGAGATGGAGAAGCTCGTCACGCAGGTGCGGGGATTGAGCCCGCGGTCGCGCGAAGCGGGCACCGTGGCGTTGACCAGCGAGCTGAACCGGCTGGATGAGGAGCGGAAGAGGCTCACGGCGCAAATCGCCGAAGCGGCGCGCCCGATCCTGGAGCAAATGGCCGAGGGCCGGCAAATCTACCAGACGACGTTGGCCCAGGCCTACCTGGCGCCAGACGATCGGGCAGTCGCCCAGCAGCGCTTGAAGATGCTCGAAGAGCAGGCGGCGGCGATCGAGCGTGTGGTCGCGCAAGAAAAGGGCGCGCTCATCGAGCTGCAAGGGCTGATGAAGCTGGAGTCCAACGCCGGGTTCGCCGCGCAGGTGGAGGAATTCTCCAAGCAAGCGGCGGACGCGATCGTGGATATCGACACGCTGCTCAAGAAGCAGAGCGCGCTGTCCGAGCAGTTGAAGGTTCTGCGCGGCGAGGTGCCCGCGGCGGAAGGCGGTGACCCGCGCGCCAAGCGCGAGGCGGAGCAGCGCGATCGGAAGCTCAACGAGGAGCTCGCGCGGGCGATGCAGGAGCGCCTCCGCGCCCAGCTCGACCTGCAGGAGCAGGCCGGGGAGCTGACCAAAGACCAGCGGGCACAGATGGAGGTGATCGCCGACCTGGAGCGGCAGCAGCTCGACCTCACCGACGCCCGCGTCGCGAAGATGCTCGAAGAGGCGCGGGTGCGCGGGCAACTGCTGAAGGCCGCGGATGCCGCCAAGGAAGCCGAGAAGCTGTCCGGGTTCCTGCGCACCCTTGAAGGCAAGGTGCTGGAAAGCGAGGGCCGGCTCGGCAAGGAGGTCGGCAAGCCGTTGTCGCGGGCACAGGAGATCGCCCGCACGATCGCCGAGATCATGGCCGAGGCGAAGCGGGTGGCGGGCGACGCCGCGCTGGTCATGGAGGAGCGGGTCGCGGTGCTGGCGGGGCGCCTCGTCGACGCCAAGCGCGCCATCGAGGTGGAGCCGAAGATCGCCGACCTGGCGCGGCGCGCCGCCGAGGCGCAGCGCGAGCTGGCCGAGAAGCGCGGCACGCTCACGCGGGGCGAAGCGGTGCGGGCGCGCGAGACGGAACGGCTCGCCGCAGCGGGCCTGGGCGAGGAGGACCTGGCGCGGCCCGACGTGCAGGAGGCGCTGGACGCGCTCGCGCGCGCCGAGCAGGGCATGCGCGCCCTGGAGGAGGCGAAGCGAGCCGGCGAGGTGGTCGCGCAATCGCACGCCCGGCGGCTGGAGGCCGAGAACGCGCTGCTGCTGGCGCAGGGCAAGATCACCCGCGACGCCGTCGCGCAGCAGCAGGCGCGGCAGCAGTTGGTGCAGCAGGGGATCGCCGCGACCTCGCAGGCCGGCAAGGAGATCCTGGCCAACGCGGCGGCGGCGGAGAAGGCGCGGGCGGCGCTGGAGGCCTGGAACAAGGAGGAGCAGCAGCGCCAGTCGCTGGCGCAGTTGACCGAGCGGCGGGTCCAGCAGGAGGAGCGGATCGCCGTCCTGCTGCGGCAGCAGACCCAGGCGCAGGTGGATGCGGCGAAGGCGCAGCGCGAGCTGGTGGCGGACAAGATCGCGCCCGACAGCGCGATCGGGCGGGCCCGCCTGGCGGAGCAGGCGCGGCTGAGCGAGCTGGAGAAGCGCGAAAAAGAGATCCTGGAGCAGCAGCGGCGGGCGGAGGAGATCGGGCAAGGGCTGGGCGAGGGCTTGGCGCGCGGCTTCGAGCGGGCGATCTTCCAGGCCGAGAACCTCACCGACGTAATGCGCGAGCTGGGCGAGGAGATGGCGCGACTCCTGCTGCGGATGCTGCTGCTGGAGCCCCTGGCGCGGTCCATCGGAAGCGCGGTGACCGGCTACCTGCAGCCGACGCCCGGCACGGCGCCGCCGCCGCGGGCCTACGTCCAGGGCTACGGAACGCCCCTGGCGCGGGGCGGGGTGATCGCGGACGGCCTGCTGCAGGCGTTCGCCTCGGGCGGCATCGTGCGGCGCCCGAAGCTGTTCCCGCTGGCCGACGGCGGCGTCGGCCTGATGGGCGAGGGCGGCCCCGAGGCGATCCTGCCGCTGCGCCGCGGCACCGGCGGCCGGCTCGGGGTCGAAGCCTCGGCGGCCCGCCCGGTCCTCAACGTCTCCGTCCAGACCATCGACCAGCGCCGCGCCGGCGCCCCGGTCGAGACCGACGTGCAGCAGCAGGCAGACGGCAGCGTGACGATCCGGCAGGTCGTTCGGGATCTGGTCGCGAACGGGCTGGCCCGCGGCGAGTACGACGCGTCCTTCCGGCGCCGCTATGGCGTCGTGCCGGCTGCGAGGTGAGACGATGCCCGTCTGGCACCACACCTGGCCCGCGCCGCTGGCGGACGGCTACCAATTGGAGCTGCTCGATCCGGTGCTGCGGTCGCCGATGGACGCCGGGCCGCCGAAGGCGCGGCGGAGGACCATCTGGCAGGGCCCTCGGGTAAGCGCCTCGTGGCAGATGACGGACGCCGAATACGAGGTGTTCGACGCCTGGTGGAGCCAGGACCTGGCGCAGGGGGCGCTGCCGTTCGTCTGGTACGAGCCGCTGCGCGGGCGCCCGGGACGGTGGATGTTCGCGGAGGCGCCGGCGCTGGTCGAGACGGGCCCCGGCCGGGTGCGGGTGCAAGCCCGCCTGGTGTGCCTTGAGGAATGGTGGCCCGGCGTGCTCGCCAAGCAAGGCCGGACGGTGCACGTCTGGGACGCCCATTGGCGCCCGTCGCTGTTCGCGGACGTCGACGGGCGGCGGGCGGCCAGCCTGTTCGGGCCGATCGGGCGGTGGGTGGATCGGGTGGGGGGCGGCGTCCTGCAGGCGCCCGCCGCCGAACCGCTCAGATATCCCGAATATCTGGTGGATGACGCCAACCCGCCGCATCTGTGGACGGACGGCGAAGCGCGCATGGAGATGCCGGCGATCGCGCTCGATCTGCGCGAATTCGCCGTGGTGGTGGGCTGCTCCCTGGACCCGACCAGCAGCCTCTTCGCGCGCACCGTGTCGTTCGCGCCCACCAGCGGAAACGACTGGGACCAGCCCACCGCGTTCATCGTCTCGTCCTATGACCACACCGACATCACCGGGCTCGGCGGCGGCTACGGCTTGTCCTACGACACGGATGCGACGCTCACCCGGATCGCGTTCCTGTTCACGGGCGGGGGCGGCAATGGAGAGCTGCGTATCGACGACGTGGTCCGCGGTATGCAGGGCGGGGTCACCTCCGCGCAGGTGACGACCGGATCGCTGTTCCTGGCGTGCGGCATGACCGGCGGCGGGATCAGCAACTACGGCAAGCGCCGCATCTTCGGGCTGGCGACGGTCTCGGGCTACTGCCCGGACGCCGCGGAGCGGACGATGCTGTCACGATGGAGCATGGCGCTGATGGGTAAGGACCCCTATGGATAGCCGCCCTATGCGCAGTAGCGCCCGATCTTCGGCTGAGAGGGACGCGCCATGACGGACCTCCGTCGCCACCTCTACGCGCCCACGACGTCGGAGGCGCTGATCGTCCTGGTGACGCTGACGAGCGAGGGCTGGACCGGGCCGATCCGGGTCGCGCAATGGCCGCGCGACGTGGTCTCGCGCGGCGAAACCTTCATGGCCTCGCCGGTCGCCATCGTCCTGCCGGAGTCGAGCCGGGACGGGCTCGGCACCGGGCGCGTGGCGTTGCGCTTCGTCACCGGCGAGCTGGTGGCGCTGGTGCGCACGGTCGAGCACCCGATCCGGGCCAGTCTGGAGATCGTGCGCGCGAGCGACCCGGACGTGGTGGAGCTGCCGGCGCAGGTCCTGGATATTTCGGAGATTTCCTACAGCGCCTCCGACATGGAGATGTCGCTCGCCGCCGTCGACCTCACCGCGCAGCGCTACCCGGAGGGGCAGATGGGCCCGGCGCTGTTCCCCGGCATCTCGCGATGATCGCGACGACGCTCCGGCGCTACCTCGGCATCCCGTGGCGGCTCCACGGCGACGACCACGACGGCGCCGACTGCTGGGGCCTCGTCCGGCTGATCTACCGCGAGGTCCTGGGCGTGGCGCTGCCGGGCTACCAGGACCATTACGCCGCCCCGGACGACGACGGCGTGCGGCGGGCGCTCGACGCCGGCCGCGACGCATGGTTCGAGGTGGACAGGCCGCAGCCCCTGGACGTCGTGCTGTTCCATGGGCTCGGCATGCCGCTGCACGCCGGGGTGTGCGCCGACGCGGGCAGGTTCCTCCACGTCCGCCGCGGTGGTACATCCCACGTCGAGCGACTGGCAGGCGTGTGGCTCCACCGCATGGAGGGGGTCTACCGGTGCAGGATGGCGCCCTGATCGCGGTCTATCGACCGCACCTACTCCGCCCGGAAAGGACCGTTGCGCATGTCGCCCATGGCCGTTCGCTTCGCGAGATCCTGGCGGAGGTGGCGCCCGGGCTGGATCACGGTCACGTCGTGGCTACTGTGGACGGTCGCCGTGTCGATGATCTGGGTCATCGTCCTGAGCCGGGCGCCATCCTGAGCTTCGTCGCCTACCCGGGCGACGCCCAATCGCTGCGTCCGATCCTGATGCTGGCGGTGGTCGTGGCGGCGGCGGTGATCGCGCCCTACGCCACGGCCGGGCTCGGGATCACCACCGCGGCGGGCTACTCGGCGGCAACCGTGGCCGGGGTGACCACGGGCATCGCCGCGGTCACCAGCGCCGCCGGGATGCTGCTGGTCAACACGCTGGTGCCCGTGCCGGCGGCGCTGGGCTCGCAGGGCCGCAAGTCGAGCGCCTGGTCCCTGGAGCGCGCCAGCAACGCGGCCCGCCCCTACTCGGCGATCCCGCGCGTCTTCGGGCGGCACCGCTACACCCCGCCCCTGGCGGCCGACGTGGTGCCCGAGGCGGAAGGCAAGACCAGCTCGATCCGGTTCGCGGTCACCTGGGGCTACGGGCCCGTCACGCTGTCCGACCTGCGCTTCGGGGACACCCCGATCGACACGATCGAGGGGCTCGACCAGGAGGACTTCCCGGGCACGCCTGGGCAGGTCGCCGACCTGGCGCTCTACAGCGACGACTACGCGGTCGAGCCGGTCGACGCGGCGATCACGGTCGAGGCGGGCCCGATCACCCGCCGCTGCGCGCCGGGCGCCGACGAGGCGATCCTGCAGATCACGCTGCCGCGCGGCCTCGCGGACATGCAGAAAGGCTCGGCCGACGACCTGAAGGTGCAGTTCCAGATCGAGACCCGCCCGATCGGCGGGGCCTGGACCGTGTGGCAGGACGTCACGCTCACCAAGAAGACCACGACGCCGATCCGGCTGGTCTACCGGCAGGTGCTCACCGAGGACCTGGATTTCCGGGTCTCGCGGATCACCAAGGACCGCGGCGACGTGGCGAAGCTCGACGACATCGTCTGGACCGCCCTGATCTCGGTGCGCCACACCAACCCGTTCGCGGCCAAGGGCGTGGCGATCTCGGCGTTCCGGGTGCCGGCGGGCGAGAAGGCGTCGGGCAACCTGCAGGCGCTGAACGCGCTGGTGACCGCCCTGATCCGGGATTACGACACCGGGTCCGGGACGTGGGTGGTGCGCGAGACCTCGAACCCGGCCTCGATCGCGCTGGAGGTGCTGCAAGGCAGCGCCAACGGCAGGCCGGTCGAGGACGATCGGATCGACTGGGACGCCTTCGCCGCCTGGCACGGCTACTGCGCGACGAAGGGGCTCACCTGCAACCTGGTGGTGGACTGGGACGGCGCCACGGTCGAGGACGTGCTCAAGATCGTGGCCGCGTGCGGCGACGCGATCATCCGCCCGGTGGGCGGCAGGCTGGCGCCGGTCATCGACCAGCCGCAGCCGATCCCGGTGCAGCTCGTCACGCCGCGCAACAGTTGGGGCTTCGCCGCGACCCGCCTCCTGCCGGAGCGGCCGCACGGGCTGCGGGTGCGGTTCCTCGACGAGGAGGCCGACTACGCGCCCGACGAGCGGGTGGTCTACGCCGACGGCTACGACGAGGGCAACGCCACCCGGATCGACGATTTCGAGCTGCCCGGGGTGACCAGCGCGGCGCTGGTCTACCGGCACGCCCGCCGCCGCCTGGCCGAGATCTGGTTCCGCCGCGAGAAGTACCAGTTCCAGATGGACTGGGAGCACCTCGTCTGCCGCATGGGCGACCGCATCGAGATCGCCCACGACGTCCTGGCGGTGGCGGTCGGCTGGGGGCGGGTGCGCAGCGTGGCCCGCGACGGCGCCAACAATGCGACGGCGCTGGCGCTCGACGAGGAGATCACGCTCACCGCCGGGGTGCCCTACGTCCTGACCGTCCGGTCGGCGACCACCGGGATCGCGCTGCATGCCCTGGCGCCGGTCACGGAGACCGGGCCCACCAGCCTGTTCACGCTTGCCACCCCGACGGCGGACGTGGCGGAGGTCGACGACCTGGTGGTGGTGGGCGAGCAAGGCATCGAGACGCTGCCGGCGCTGGTCACGATGGTGCGCCCGTCCGGCGACCTCTCCGCGATGATCGAGGCGGTGCCCTACGACGAGGGCATCTACTCCGCCGACAGCGAGCCGATCCCGGCCTGGAACCCGCGCGTCAACGTCTCGGCGATCGCCACGCCGCCGGTGATCCGCAGCGCCTGGCGCACCCTGGCCAGCCGGGACGTGCTCGTGGCGCTCGATCCGGCGCTGGTCGAGATCTCGGCCCTGGAGATCGGCTGGAACGACGACCTGAGCGCCACGGACTGGTTCACCTCGTCCTGGCCCCCGGACACCGTGATGGCGCGGCTCGGCGCCGTCGGGACGGAGGGCACGGTCTACGTCCGCGCCCGCTGGCGCCTCCCGAATGGGCGGGCGTCGGTCTGGTCGGCGCCGGTGCTGGTGCAACTGACCGCGTACGGCGAGGCGCCGAACGTCACGGCGGCCTGGACCGACGGGAACGAGCTGGTCTGGCTGGCCCCGGCGCCGTCCGGGATCGCCGGATACCGCATCCGCTGGGTGGTCTCGGGCGGCGACTGGTCCATGGCGGTGCCGGCGCACGACGGCCTCGTGGTGGGCACCCGCTGGTCGGCGCGGCAGCTCCCGGTCGCGCATTGCGACCTGCTGATCGTGGCGGTGACGCTGGCGGGCTCCGAGAGCCCGACGCCGTTCCGGGTGCCCTATGCGCGGGTGGACGAGACCGGCGGCTGGCACGCGCTGGTGCGGGATAGCGAGGCGGCCAAGGGGTTCCCCGGGGCGCTCACCGGCGGGCAGCGCGGCGCATTCGGCCTGGCGGGGGCGTCGTCGCCCTACCTGTGGCCGGACCCGACGGCGCCGGCGTGGCCGGACCCGGAGGCCTTCGCGTTCCCGACCTACGTGGAGGGGACGTGGAGCTATCACACGGAATGGGTCGTGCCGGAGACGGTGGAGCTCCTGGGCGAGGCGATCCCGGTCACCGCCGCCGACATGGTCGGGATCGCCGTCGACCTCATCGCGGGCACGCTCAACAGCGTGGACTACGCGATCACGGCGGCCGGGATGGAAGAGGTCCCGTTCGCGGACGAGCGGCTGTTCGCGGACGGGCGCGGCTTCGTGCGCGAGGGCGACCTGCCCTGGCTGCCCTGGCCGCGGATCATCCGCGCCGACCCGGGGCGGAAGCTGCGCGTGAGGATCGCCTGCACGGGCGTGGTGCGCGACGTGGTGCTGATCCTCTACCGGCAGCTCAAGTTCTCTCTCGTGAGCGACGTCGTGATCCCCCTGGCCGGGACCACGGTCGGCAGCGAGAAAGAGGTCGTGGCGCTGGTCAACGTCCAGGCCACCACGAAGTCGCCCGGCATCGTCATTTCGGCCACCACCAACGGGCGGACCGCCGAGCTGAAGGCATTCGATCTGACGGGCGCGCCGGCGGTGGCGGTGGCGGACGTGCTGATCGGAGGGGTGTGATGGATACGCCGGACCTCAACTGGTCGTGGCCGCCCGCCACGGGCGACATCAGGGACGCCGACGGGCGGGTGCTCCTGGAGCGCAGCGGGCTGATGCTGGGCCTGCTCGACACGGACCTGCCGGCGTACGCCAACCAGCTCGTGGCGGTGCGCGCCGACGGGCTCGGCCTCCAATTCCGCGCCGGCATCACGCAGTTCACGCGGACGGCCATCCAGCTCGACGCCAACACCACCCTGGGCGAGGACCAGGCGGCGGTGGCGGTGGACAGCCAGGGACGGCTGGTGACCAGGCTCTGCTACGTGCAGGCGAGCAACGCCACGAGCCCGGTGATCCTGACCGTGCCGGCGACGGCTCCGCCCGGGCTGGCATGGAACATCCTGCAGACGCCCGGGCAGACCGGGACCGTGACGATCCGGCCCGCCTCCGGCGTGACCCTCGGAGGCCAGACCAGCGACCTCACGCTGGACGGGCCCGGGGCGCTGGTGTCGATCGGCTGCTTCCGGAACAGCGGCGGCTCGGCGGCGGAGTGCTTCGTCAAGGGCGAAAGCTCGCTGGCCCAGACCCTGTCGGGGCTGACCACGCTCGGCGCGGTGCGGGGCGCCTATCCGCAGCTCGGCGCCGACGTGACCGACAACCTGACGCTCACCGCCGACGATCGCGGCACCGAGCGGCGCATCACGGCGACGAGCCAGAAGACGATCACGGTGCCGAGCGCCTTCACCGGTACCGTGAAGCTGCGCAACGTCTCGTCCGTGGCGCACCTGGTCGCGCTGCCGGGCGTGGGCAACCGGACGATCCCGGCCGGGGCGGCGGGCATCGTCGACTGCAACGGCCAGGACTACTGGCTCCACACCTCGACCCCGGCGAGCTCGTGAGATGATTATCCCGGGCGCGGCCATCGGCGGCGGCATGCTCGCGGCGGACATCGCCGAGCCGGCCCCGCCGCCGGTCGAGACCATCACGCGGCTGGACATCGACGGGGACGCGGGCGGCTACGCCTGGGCCTACAGCGTGCCGAAGATGACCGGCGACGCGACCGTCGGGAACGGCATCACCGACGACCGGGGCTTCGTAGGCACCGGCACGGCATGGGCGATCTTCACGCTCAAGGACCCGCCCGGGTCGCTGGTCGGGCAGCAGACGTTCCGGGTACGTGCCAAGGCCAGCGTGACGACGGGCGCGCCGAAGCTGCGCATGATCCTCTGCGAGGGCGGGGTGGAGGTGCGCGAGCTGGTCGTGGCGACGTTGACCACGGCGCTCGTGACCTACGAGGGCACCTGGGACAAGGCGGAGGTGGCCGGCGCCGCCGGCGGCGACGTCCAGGTCAAGATCGTCCACGAGGGCGGCACCGCGGGCGCGGGCTACACCAGCATCGACGCGATCGACTGGCTTTGCCGCCATGAGGCAGTCCCGACGGGCGGCGGCGGCGGCGGCGGCGGCGGCGGGACCGAGGTCGGCTGGCCGGAGGGCTGGGGCGCGCGGCCGGCGCTGGGCTCGCACCACGGGATCGGGCAGCCCTTCAACACGAGCTACGACAACAACGGCAACCTCGTCTGGTACCCGCGGCGCGACTACGACGGCTGGCTCGGCCGCGCGAGCAACATCGGCAAGGTGTGGTGCAACCTCGGCAACGGCAGCGCCACCTGGGACGAGGTGGCCGGCGGCGCGGGCAGCTCGGACGCCCTGTGGGCCGGGCAGCTCAACGAGACGAACCCGAACCGGGCGCTGGACCCGACCTGGTGGCCGCGGGAGTGGCCGTTCGTCTTCGCCCTTACGGCGGTGCCGAAGAGCCACCAGAACGCGCAGAACAGCTCGACCGGGCAATGGGGGCGGCCCGGGATCTGGTCCGAAATCGCCCGCGGCGACTTCGACGTCTATTACGAGCGCCTCTTCCGCCGGCTCGCCTACAAGTGCGGGCAGACCGGCCGCGATCCGCGCACGGTCGTCCTGCGCTGGTGCTGGGAGGCCAACGGCAACTGGTACCAGCACAGCATCGGCCCGGACAAAGCGAACTTCATCGAGCATTGGAAGCGCGTGATGGGCATCATGCGCTCGGCGGTCGGATCGGTGCTGGGCGCCGGCAAATCGTTCATGATCGAGTTCGGGCCGGCCGGCCACCTGCGCTTCGGCAACGGCGCGTCCGAGCGCTTGTGGAACATCTACCCCGGCGACGACGTGGTCGACATCTGCGGGCTCGGCATCCACGACCAGCTCGGGATCACGACCCAGGCCGACTGGGACAAGTATCTCTATTATCCCACGACCATCGCGGGCACGTCCTTCGAGGGGATCATCGACTGGTTCGATTACGCCACGTCACGCCGCAAGTGGCTCGGAACCAGCGAGATCGAGAGCAACTACATCGCCCGGACGTACTTCCCCAAGACCCAGAACATGGACGTCATGTGGCGCACCGGCTTCGAGCGGGTGCGGCAACGGTACGACGGGCGGTTCGTCTATTTCATCTATCTGTGGAACGGGGACAGCGCGCTGAAGCGGGCGGACGGGTGGGGCGAGCCCTATCGCCTCCTCTACAAGTGAGGACGGCATGATCACCATCCTGTCCGACGTCCTCCTGCAGGACAACAGCAACGTCGCCAACCCGAGCTGGCCCAGCATCCCCTTGCCGGCGGGCCGGGTGCTGCTGTCGATCGGCACCCGCGCCGGAAACCGCCGCAAGGTGACCGGCATCACGCACCCGGCGATCCTCTCGGCGACCGAGCTGCGCTACGGGCCGGTCGGGACGGCGGGCGCGAACAAGCTCACGCCGAACGCCTGGGAGGTGCAGAGCAGCGGCGGCACCGGCACGCTGCAGGTGACGTTCGACGGCGCCGCCTATAACACCATGGTCTGCGGGCTCCAGCTCTCGGACCTGGGCGCGCTGCTCGCCTACGACGAGGACGTGGTGGCGGCGGCGGCGAGCTTCACCCTGGCGGCCACGGCGTCCGGGGTCGGCGGCGGCGTGGCGCTCTGCTGCGCCGAGCCCGGCAACGGGTCCGGGGCGATGCTCTCCGGCTCGCCCTGGGACGATGCCTCCTCGCAGTTGGAGGGCGCGTCCGGCTACGCCCGGCTGCGGACCATCGCCGAGAACGGCAACGTCTCGGGGCAGACCGTGACGTTCCAGGTGACGTCTGGCACAATGGGAGGCGCCGGCCTCGTGCTGCTGTTTGCGGCGGCGGGGGGCGGCGGAGGTGGTGGCGGTGGGGCCGGGGCGCTGATCCCCGGGGTGGCGATCGCCGGCATGTAGCGGGGAGCTCGGGCATGGCGACCATTCCGGGCCGGGTGAAGGCGGGCAGCGAGACCGACAGCACCAAGGCGCAGCAGGCGGTCGACACCATCAACAGCCTGCGGGACGTGCTGGCGCAGACCACCGGCACCTGGCCGTTCGTGGCGGCGGTGGTGAGCGGCGCCAAGGTGGCGCCCTGGGCCTCGACCGGGGCAACCATCACCAGCGGCGCGGCGCTGCGACTCGACACCAGCGGTGCGGCGCAGGTCGACCTGGATGTAATCGACCCGGCGGGGCTCCTGGACCTGTCCGACGCCAACGCCAGCCGGTTGCTCCTCCTGCGGATCACGGATGCGAGCCGCACGGTGCGGCTGCGGCACGCGCAGGGCTCGTCCGGGGCCCTGATCCTGCCGGGCGGCCAGCCGTGGACGCTGACCAGCCCGGAGCAGGTCGTCCTCGCCATGTGGGACCCGGCCGCGAGCCCCAAGAGCTGGCGGGTGCTTGGCGCGCTGGCCAGCCCGGCGGAACCGCTGTTCGCGGTGCCGGTGGTCTCGCAGTCGTGGACCACGGCGGGGCGGCCGACGGCGCCGGCGGTGGGCCGCCGCGGCCTGAACACCGAGCTGGGCACCGAGGAGTATTGGACCGGCGCCGCGTGGCAGCCGATCAAGGCCGGCGCGGCGTACGAGACCACGTTCGCCCTGCAGGACGGCGCGATCGCCTACGCCGACCTGACGCACGGGCTGGGCGCGGTGCCCGGCATCGTGCGCGCCACGCTGGAATGCCTCGTGGCCGAGCACGGCTACGCGGTGGGCGACGAGCTGGACGCGGCGTCGGTCCGGACGGACGGCGGCGGGGTCTGCATCGCGCTCTCGGCGAGCGGCACCAAGATCAAAATCACGCAGAAGGTGCGGCCGCGGGTGATCCGCCGGGACAGCCCGAACAACGACGCGGTGGCCACGATCGGCTCGTGGCGCTGGCGCGTGCGCGCCTGGCGCTGAGCGGGGGGAGGCAGCAGCGATGCCGGCAGCACAGCCGATGAACCCGAGCCGCCGCAATGCGTTGTTGTGGCTGCCGCGGCGGGAGGCACCGCTGGTGCCGGACGTGATGCTGGATTTCGAGACGGGCGCCGGCATCCCGCTCGAATTGGGCGGCATCGGCGGACCTGGCTCCGAGCTGGTGCAGGCAACGACGCCGCAGTCCGGGGTCGGGTTCTACAAGCGCGTCGCCAAGGCCTACGACCCTGCGTGGCAGGGCTACCCGCTATTCGATTTGAAGCCGGCGAACCAGCTGGTCGGCTGGCCCGGCCCGCGCGCGGGCGGCTACTGGACCGGGCCGATGTCGGCGCTGTCCAGCGTCAGCGAGACGGTCTCTGGCTACAACTCGACCACCGATCTGGCCGTTACGCCCGTAGCCGGCGGCGCGGTCGGGCCGGATGCGATTCGGTGTGATGTTGCCGCGGGGCAGAGTGGCGGCGGGTTGGCATTTTCGCCGAAGCCTACGATGACGTCCGGGTGGTACGTCGGCAGCAGCGGCACAATTGTTTATGCGCATGCGGTCGTCGAGATCTTCAGCGACCCAGCAATATTCGAGCCCCGCGTGGGGTTGCGTGACGAAGGGGCCGGGACGTTCATCGAGACCACGACGCAGAGCCTTGCCGCCGCAGATGGGCCGCGCTCAGGCAAAGTCCACCGCGGCACCGGCCCGCACGGCGGGCAGCTCTATGAGTGGTGGGGGATCGCCCGGCTCCTGACGACGCCGACCGGGCCGTTGGCCGGGTATCTATACCTCCTCAATGCGCCGGCGGCGTCCGGCTTTCCGGCGCGCACAATCATCGTGCACGGGGTGCAGGTCTATTTTGTGCCGCGCCTGGATACATGGCCGATACATGGCGTGCCGCCATTCTTTTCCTACGCCCGCGGCGCGCCCGTGGTCTGGACCGCGGAGAACCTGAATATCAACGGCGTGACTGGGGCGTATTCATTGGGGCTGCGGGGCCGCATAACGGCTTATGATACTCTTGGACTTGCGCTCACTTATGCGCGGCTCTTCAGCCGTAATAATAACGCGAATGAAAGCGTTTATACAACGAGCGCGTCCGCGCTTGCAAGCTGGACGCCGTCGTTCACTGTGCCAGGTTTGGCCGATCGCGCGGTTGTGGCGGTGGACGCCGGTTACGGACGCCGAGCCACAGTGGACGGGGTAGCGGTTGTTGTTGGCAGCGCGTTCTCAACGCCAGCGCCAGCCCCGCAATACATTTCACTCGGCAGACCGGACGATTACTTCTACGGGCGGTTCCACAAGGCCGCGCTTTGGCGACGCTCGCTGACCGATGCCGAGATGTTGCAAGCATTCGGAGGGTTGTGATGCGCGCGTTGGAGCTGATCAACTGCCCCGACCCGCGCGCGACCGTGCGCGCGGCCGTGGGCGCCACCCGTCGGCTGGCCAGCCTAGCCGAGGCGCTGGCCCCGCGTGAGATCGAGGAGCCGGGCGGGCAGCGCCGGACGGTCGAGCCGACGACGGCCGAGCTGGACGGGGCCAGGGTCCACGTGATCTCGATCACGCAGGAGCGGCGGGCCGATGAAACCGTTACCGCGCCGCAGGCTGTGGTGATCGTGGACGGCGAGCGCGCCGAGGAGGTGGTCGAGCTGATCGACGGGGCGCTGGCCGCGCGGGCGAAGGCAACGAAGGCCGACCACTACGAACTGCCGGGCGGGGCACAGGTGGTGCTGGCAGGCCCCGCGATCGCCGAGACCGGCGCCGCGCCGCGAAAGGCGCGCGCCGCGCGGCTTGCGCGGCTCGAAGCGATCAAGGCAGAGCTGTCGGGCGAGGTGATGATCGTCGAGGCTGAGAAGGGGATCGCGCGATGAGCTGGTTCTGGGGTGGTGGCCGCTCACGCGGCAAGAGGCGCCCGGCGCCGTGACAACGCCGCCGTCGTCCTCCGATCCTGTGGTGGCCGCCATTTCCCGCGAGGTCGGGCAGCTCGCGGCGATCGTTCAGGTGCTGCGCGAGGAGGTGCAGGGAATTCGGCACGATCGGCACGGCCTGCTGCAGGACGTCGCGGCGCTGCGTCCCTTGCCGAGGATGTTGGCCGACATGAGCAGCGAGCTGCGCACGCTAAGCGACCAGGTCGCCTCGATCACCGTCCGCCTCGCAGCGGCGGACGCGGTCCGCGACGATCACGAGAGAGCCGGAGTGTGGGTCCGGTGGGGATTTCCTCTCGTCTGGGCGGCCGTGGTCGGGGTCTTCGCGTGGTTTGCGACGTGGTGGAACGGAACGAAGGGCGGCGGGAATTGAGCGAGCCGCGCGGGATCAGGAACAACAACCCGCTCAACGTCGAGCGGACGGGCCGCGACCGCTGGGTCGGGATGGCCGACGCCCAGACCGACGATCGGTTCGTCGTGTTCACGTCGCCGGAGTGCGGCATCCGGGCAGGAGCGCTGATCCTGCAGCGCTACCAGGACAAGCACGACCTGCACACGATCCGCGAGATCATCGCCCGCTGGGCGCCGGCGACCGAGAACGACACCAATGCCTACGCCGAGGCCGTCGCCCGGCGGGTCGGCGTCAAGCCGGACGATCCGGTCAACGTGCAGGACTACCGCACCGCGCGCGCGATGATCGAGGCGATGATCCGGCTGGAGAACGGCCGACAGCCCTACCCGCCAAGCGTGATCGACGAGGGGCTGCGGCGCGCCGGCATCGTGCCAGGCCGGCCGCGCTCGATCGCGGCCGCGGCGCGGACCGACACCGCCACAGGCAGCGTCGCCGCGACCGTGCCCACGGCAGCAGCCGGCGCCGTCGCAGCGGTGGCGCCGCAGCTCTGGGGGCTCGACTGGCGCGTGGCGGTGGTGGCGATCGTCTCGGTCGCCGTGGTGGCCGTGGTCGCGGTGCTGATCTGGCGCAGCCGGAGGGATTGATGGTGGTCTCGCTCGGCGAGCTGTTCATCCTCTCGCTGGCGTTCGGCGCGGGAGGCGCGGCCGTGGCCGTCGGCGTGCCCGCCTGGGCCGTCATCGGTGCGCCGCTCGCAGTCTGCGCCGCCGTGCTGATAGTCGAGCTGTCCGGCGGCCGACCGTGAAGCGGCAATACCGCCACGTCTGGGCCGCCGTCTGGTGGGACGGGCAAACCTGGGTCGCCAACACCACCGGGCAGCCCGAGCGTGAGGGATCGGGCGAGACGATCGGCGCCGCGCTGGGCATGCTTGAGGCCGCGCTCGCGGACCGAGCTGCCCACAACCTCGGCGTGCTCGACGGCACGCCCGACCCGGATCTGCCGTGCTCCTATCTCGTGGCGCGCGTGCGCGTACGCGCGCCGGGCGTGTCATGATCGGCTGGGCGCTCGGGCTCGCCCGCGGGCTGCTCGGTGGCGGCGCGGCGTGGCTGCCGGTCGCCATCATCGTGCTCGCCGTGGCCGGCGGGCTCGGGCTCGGCTGGTGGCGCCTTGAGGCGGCCCGAGCGGATGCCGCCGCCGCCCGCGCCGCACGCGACCAGGCGATCGCCGCCGAGGCGGTCGCGCGGGCCGAGCGGGATCAGGCACGGGCGGCCCTCGCCCGTGGCGAGCAGGAGCGCACCCGCGCCCGCGAGGCTGCCCGTGCTGCCGAGGCGCGCAGCACGACGATCAGGCGCGAGGTCGAGGCAATGCGGAAGCGCTTGGCAACGGTGGCCGACGGTCGCGCCCGGTGCGAGGGCGCGCTCAATGAGATCAGGCGGGAGATGGGCAGATGATGGCGCGCATCGCAGCCGCGCTGCTGCTGGTCCTGCTGATCGGCGCGTGTGCCGGGTCGCCGCGCGTGGTCGAGATCGCGCCGCTGCTCGCCTGTCCGGTCGTAGACGGCAGCCTCTGGCAGGCAGGCGCCCTGCCCGACGGCCTGCCCGCCGATCCAGCCGACGCGGTGCTCGCGCTCTGGCGCGCCTATCTTGAGCGTGGCGCCGCCCTGGACGCCATCCACCAGCAGCTTGATGGCGGGCGGTAGGTCAGCCGCGCCGATCGCCGTCGGCCGCGGGACGAGCGGATCGCGGCGCTGGAGGCGACCGCGGCCATGCTCACGCCCGTCGCCCTCGCCTACGCAACCCCCGAACCTGGGAGCCCGTGATACCGGGACGTCGTAACCTCTTGATCGCCGGGGCCGCAGGGCTCGCCGCCGCAGCGCTGCCGCGGGCCGCCGCCGGGCAGTTGTTCACGCCCACATGCAAGCAGACCGACAAGCGCCCAGCCGTGAAGCCGGGCAAGCCGTGGGTCAAGCAAGCCTGCCGCACCTACAACGTCGTGGGTGAGTACGGCTCGGGCATCTGGACCAGCCCGACCCGGCTCCTCAACTGGACGCAGCGCAAGGGCGTCGTCTACCGCCGCGAAATCAACACCAACCCCGGCGGGGCGATCGCCGTTCGGACGGCGGAGATCGCCTGCACGTTCAACCGGGGCGCCTCCGGCGCGCCCTACACCAACTGGCGGGCGGTCGGCGTGGCGTTGCACCCCGCCAACCTCAACCAGGCGCTGTTGATCGGCGAGCTGATGGACACCTACGACGGCGGCGAGTACCGCGCCGAGTGGTGGGCGACCTCGACCGACCAGGGCCGCGTCTGGACGATCGGTGGGCCGGTGGTCCTGCCCGACGTGCCGGTGGCGCCGGTGTGGCAGGCGACTTCGGGGCTGGCCTGGCTGCCGGATGGCCGGCGCATCTGGATGACGCCGGGCGCGGGGGCGCCGACGCGGGTGAACGTCTACGAGAGCCGCGACGGGCGGACGTGGTCGCTGCTTGCGGCCAACGTCTGGCCGTGGTCGGAGGACACGGCCCAGTTCCTCTCGCTGGCCGTCACGCCGGCGGCCTGGCATGCGGTGGCGTTGAACGCCTGGCACCAGCAGAACAGCCTCCGGCGGGTCCGCCACGCGGTCTCGACCGACGGCGGCCGGTCCTGGCGCAAGCGCTACAATGACATTGCGACCGGCTCCGGCCCGTTCGCGATGGTCGGAAACTCGGAACTCAAGGCGCCGATCATCTCGGCGCACCCGGACGGCGTCCTCGCGGGCTGGTACGGCGGGCAGGTGGCCTGGCGGCACGCGGCGCCCTGACGCCATTCGCGGAGATGCCGGTCTGTCAGCCGGGCACGCTGCGCGGCAGCGCGGACCTGGGCAGCGCGATCATGCCCCTGCTACCCTACCTGCTGCGACCCGGCACGCTCCCCGCCCCCCCCGTCGGCCGCCGCCCCGGCCCGGCTGGAGGCGCCAGAGCCGCCGGAGGCCGCCGCCTCGACCCGGAGCCCGTCACGGAGGCCCCAAATCGCCCCGTAGGGCCCCGATCCGGGGGGGGCGGTGGTTTTAAGGTAGCGGGGCGGGGCGATCGTGACCCTACGCGCCCCGCAGGCGCCCTGGCGACGGGGTCGCCGAGGAGGCACGGACGCCCATGTCGGACCCATCGCGTCGCTGGCCGTGGCGGTACCTGACCGTCGCGCTGCAGCCCCTGCCGCAGGGCTGGCGGGCCCGGCTCACCGCGCACCCCGAGGTCGTCGTCGACGGGCCGGGCCCGGGCGAGGCGCTCCTGGCGCTGCAGGAGGAGGTGACCCGCCGCGCCGCCGCAGGCCAGCGCCTGGAGGCCGGCACGGATACCGCCCTCCTCGACGCCCCCTACCTCCTGGGCCGGGTTCGCCTGCCGATCGGCGATTGACCGGAGCCATGCGCCGGACGCATGCCCGCACCGTCAACTACGCAATGGTCGCCCGCCGCCGGGTCGGGTAGGACTGCCGGCGTCGATCGGCCCCACCGCGCGGGACGCGCGGCCGGCGTAAGGCGCCGGGGGCACGGACTTGCACCGTGCCCGAATGGAGACCGAAGCGGCGGCCGGTGAGAGCAACAGCCGGTCGTGCAGCAGGCTCCACCGAAAGGCGAACAGGCCCGCGACCGGGCGGGCACGGAAGGCTGCGGCTGGGGCCGGTTCGGCCACCCCAGCCGGAAGCGCAACGGGACGCCGGCGCGCAAGCCGTAAAGCCCTGAAGCCTCGACGGAGGATCGCCCGCGGGTGCTGGTCACGCCTGACGGGTGTACGCGGACCCCCGGTCGCCCGCCGGGCGGCCCATTCGAGGGCCGGAACCCACCACAGCGTGCTCGGCTACCTGGTCGGGAGGGCATCTGGGCTGCAGCGGGCGGCGGGTGGCGACACCCGCCGCCTTCGCTCATGCTGTGACACCCCCCCCGACAAAAACGCAATGGTCGAGGCCCATGCCCTCGCTTAACGTCCACGCGCCGCCCGGAGTGATTGGGCGGGGCAAGGATGGCAAGGACATGAAGCCCAAGCCCGACGCATTGCGCCGCGCCACCGCCAAGGCAGCGGCGACCGTGCTGATCGCCGCCGGAGCGGTGGCGGCCGCACACCACTACGGCCAGCGCGCCGCCGCGGCGGCGCAGGACGAATGCCGCACGGTTAGCGACGCCGTGATGGCGTTCATCAAGACGCGCTCCGTGATGCCGGCCGACGGCGAGTTGCACGTCGCCATATGGAGGCACCGCCGCGGAAGCCGCATCGTGCTGCTGATCAACCCCAGCGATGCAACCGGTGAGATCCTGCACGTCCTGGACGACGATGCGGGCGTCGGGATCGAGCATCTGATCACATGCTTCTCGGTCCCGGTTTACGACGCCGGCGTCGCCGGCAAATCGCCGCCCGCGGCGCGCAACCTCGTGCCGCGTGACGGCAAGAGATCGACGCGCTGAGCGCGTTGCTCAGCCTGAATGCACCCTGGGCAGGTCGACCCGCTCGTCCAGGGCGCGCGCGAGCCGGTCGACGAGCCGCGCGAGCCGTACGGTCGCCTCCCAGGTGGCGCGCCGCT